GAAAAGGCAAAAGAAATGGCAAATAAATTATTTGAAGAACTAGTAAAAGGTTCAGCAATAGAGGAACCAACAGGAATACTTAATTGTAATCAGATTAAAAAAGGCTCATGGGAGTCTTTTTTTAATATAAAAAAATAGAGAAAAGAGGTAAAAAATATGAAAATTGAAAAAAATCAAAAAGAACAAGCTACAAAAGAAGCTTTAGAAATCCTACAAAATTCAGAAGATAAATCTCAAGCAATAGTAGATGCTATTGAAAAGTTAAATGAAGCAGAACATGCTAATTTAATTGCAGAAATTACTTTAGAAGCAGCAAATGCAGAAGCAGATAAAGAATATTATAAAAAATTAGGATTAAAAACTTTAAACAAAGAAGAAAAGGAGTTTTATGAACTATTAAAAGATGCTAAACAAGCAATAACAGCAGACCAAATTGATATAATCCCAACAAGTATAATAGACAGAACATTAGATGATGTTAAGAAAGAATCAGGGATATTAAGCTTAATAGATTTTACTCCAGCAGATGTAAAGAAATGGATTGTTGCAGAAAAAACCGGTACTTTTGGTTGGGGAGGTTTAACAGATGCAATTACAAAACAACTTAATGCTACAATAACAGCATTGAATATTGAATTAAGTAAACTTCACGTAGCACTAATCATTCCAAAAGCTATAAGAGATTTAGCACTACCATTTGTAGACAAATATTTTACAGCAATCTTAAATGAAACATTAACAGATGGAGCAGAATATGCATTTTTAAACGGAACAGGAAAAAATATGCCTATTGGTGTATATAAATTAATTGAAAGCGTAAATGAAAATGGAACACACAAAGATAAAACTCTAAATATTATAAAATCATTTACTCCAAAAGCCTTAGCACCTGTTAAAGATTATTTATCTAAAGATGGAACAAGAACTTATGATGAGATAGTTTTAATCTGTAATCCATCAGATGAAGCCAACTATGTAGCACCAGCTATATATGATGCTGAGGGAAGATTAGTATCTTCATATAAAAAATTAAAGGTTATTCAATCTGCAAATAATACAAAAGGAAAAGCTATATTTGTTCTTCCTAAAAAATATGTTATGGGATTTAGTGGTTTCCAAATAAATGAATATAAAGAAACTAAAGCAATGGATGATGCAGATCTAATTGTTGCAAAAGCATATGGAAATGGTAGGGCTGTTGATGACTACTGTGCATATCCAATAGATGTAACAAAATTAGAAGAATATGCACCATCTATAAAAATAGCTGGAACAGTTGCAAATACCGTTGAGGGAGAAGTAACAACAAAAACAGGAGTACAAGGAGCTTAATATAAGCTCCTAATTTTATATAAGGAGTGATAATATGCAAGAACAATATAAAGTCATAGAAGATTTTAAAGATCTAGAAGATAATGAACATATATATATTGCAGGTAAAGACATTTATCCAAGAGAAGGTTTAGAACCAAGTAAGAAAAGAATTAAAGAATTATCTACAGATAAAAACAAAATCGGAAAAATACTAATCAAAAAGGTAGAGAACGAAGAAATAATCGAACAGCCTAAAGAAACAAAAAAAGCAGAAAACGAAGAAAAATTAGAAATTTTAGAAAATACTGAGAATGATAAAAAAGAAGAAAAAACAGAAATTGTAGAATAGAGGTGTGTTTTATGAGTGATACACAAAAAGATTCTATAGAACAAGAGAAAATTCAAAAAATTCTGAAAGAAATCAGAAATGAACAACACCCAATAGAAGATGATGAAACTCTTATAGGTTATATACAGGATGGAGAGTATGACATAAATGATGTATCAGGAGAAAAAATTAATTATGAAATTGATTTAAAAGCAAAAAGCTTATTAAAAAATTACGTTTTATATGCTAGATATAAAAGATTAGCAGAATTTAAAGAATTATATGGAGGAGAATATGCCAATTTACAAGCAAAATATTACAAACCTACCAGTATATAACGATGGTTCTTTTAAACTTTTTGAAATTAAACAAACTGATGATAAGTTTGCAATAGAGTATTTACATGATACTAAAAATCCCAACATTTGGTTTGAAGAATTATCAATTTCAGATAGATTAAGATTTGATGCTGAAGAAAGAAAAAAGAAAATAACCTATAAAATAAGAATACCACAAATGAAAGAAATAGATTCATTATGTGTAGTAAAAATTAATAACAAATATCACAAAGTGTTTAATGCTTATCATTTTACAAATAAAGAAGGATTTAAACAAACTGATTTAACATTAGAAGAATATCCAAGAGTAAAATTGGAGGAAGATTTATGACAAAAGAAGAATTAGTAAATTTATTAGAAGAATTAGAAGTTCCAATAAGCGAGTCGGCTCCTAAAGATGATGATATAGAAGAAGAAATAAGAATACATTATTGGGATTATATATGGGAACCAATTATTGCAAGTGGTACTGAATACAATACCAATGTTACATACCAAGTATCTATAGTTTCAGATAAACCAAGACATCCAAAACTTTTATTATTAAAGAAAAAGCTAAATGATAAAGGATATTTCCCTAAAATTGAACATGAACATTTAATAGAAAAAAGAAGAGTACATTCATTCTTTTCAATAGATGTATTAGAAAATATTTGAGGTTATGGAAGATGAGCAATGAAGTTTATGGCTTTGAGGGTTTCCGAGAATTATCAGAAATGTTAGAAAATTATATTAGTAATATAGAGAATGCTGTAGATGTTTTGGAGATAGGATCAAAAGAATTTGTAAATGATTTACGTAAGTTACCTAAACCAATGTCAAAAATTAAAAAATCAGGATATACACATTTAGTAAGAACTTTCTCTTATCGAAAGAAAAAAGATGAAGTGGAAGTTGGGTGGGGTAAATATTATGGACCAATGCTAGAACATGGAACAAATAAAATGGATGCAATCCCACATCTAGAACCATTATGGGATAAAAATAAAGAAAAATATTATAAAACTATGCTTACAAAATTAGGATTTTAAATCTAAGTTTGTAAGCATTTTGTTTGAAAGGAGAAGAAAAATGCCAATAAAGACTAAAAAACCAATGATGAAAGAAACTGTTGGAGGAATGTATTATTGTTTTAATACACCTACTGAAAGTGGAGAATATAATCCAGAAACTTATGAAGAAGAAGTTACAAAATGTAACAATGTAAAAAATATATCAACTACAGAAAATGCAGAATCTGTAACAGTAAGAGCAAGCGGAGAAGATTATGAAACAGTTAGTCAAAATCCATATATTGATATGGCAGTAGAAGTAACAGCATTTGATCCAAAAGATTTAGCAAGAATGAGAGCTGATATTATAGGTACAGCAGGACTAAATCGTTCTGGAAGAACTGCTAGAAAACCATTCTTTGGCTACGGAAAAGTAAAGAAGATGGTTGGTGGAGGAGTTGAATATGCTTGGTATCCAAAATGTCAATTAGTAGAAAACACAGACGATATAGCAACAAGCGAAGAAAGTTTCTCAGAGCAAAATGATACAGTCACTATAAGAGCATATTCATACAATACTGAAGGAGATAAAAAAGCATATGCAGATAGCCAAATGGACAACTTCCCAGAAAGACTAACAGAAGAAAAATTCTTTGCAAAACCAATATTAACAGATGCAGATTTAGCAGCGGCTGTAACACCAGTTGCTTAATATATATAAGGCTCTAAAATAACCTTAGAGCCTTTACAATTTTATTAATAGATAAGGAGAAAAATATGGAAACTTTAGAAATTCAATTAAAAACTGGAGAAAATATAACTTTAGAAGTTACACCACTATTTTTAGAATATATAGAAGATTATGAAGGCGGTATAGAACAATTAAGAAAAGATGCACAAGGACAAAAAGATAAAAATGGATATACAAGAACAATGTGTGCAACTAATCAATTACTGTATGCAGCCGTAGCATCTAGTTATTATGAAGAATTGAGTTATAAAGAAGCGGTACAACTTGTGAAGTTAGAAGATATTGACAAAATAATTGAGTTTATTAATAGAAACTTACCAAATCAAGACAATATGAAACATGGTAAAAATAGAAATTATAGACATATACATAAAAATTAACTAAAAAAAATTTTTTTACCGACAAATTACGACAAACAAAAAAGACAATATATGTTATCCTTTAATAAGGAGGGGATATATATGGAAGAAAATAAGTCGTTTTTTAGAGATAAAAAGAATATAGTAATTATAATATTATCAATTATACTTTTAATTATAGGTATTGTTTTGTTCTTTGTGTCTTCTTCTGTTGTCGCACCGTTTATTTATACGTTGTTTTAGAAGATATTCTATTAAAAAATTGGAGATTTAGAATGTATTGGATTATTGAATCTGTTAATTCACTTGTATTTATGTTTTGCGTATTTATTTTATTAAAAATGCAAAAGAAAGGGATGATTTCGACTTTTTTTTATTTTTTCTTTCTTGGCGGTTTGACCAGCCTTTTTATCTTGTATTCAAAGAATCTTTGTTCGTATTATGATTTGCTTGAATTTAATGCAGATATGATTAAGAATGTTGTGGGACTAGGTTTTGGTGTAAATGTAATTTTATTGATAATCTTTTTGAGCATTCACATTTGGGTAAAGCAGACAAAAAAGTCAGAAATAGCAGTTGTACATAATATACGGATACTTCCATTTTGTTCAGTACAATATGTTATGGTTATAATTGGAATTATATTTTCTCTATTATGCTTTATCGATCATATTATGCCCCAGTACGGTTTGTGGACGGTTGATAACCATAATATTCAGCTTGAAAAATACGGATACCATATTTCTGTCATTGATCTCCGTAATCCAACACGGTCGAATGGAAATAATCTCTTGCATTTAGTAAATAAATATATGGATTTATACAAGGAACATAGCGAACAGCTCGTATATAAAGCAAAAGCAGAAAAATATGCAAAAATCATCTCCAAAACAATTATTTTATCTGGTATGGAAGCCGGAAGCTTTGGTCAAAATGCCTTTTTCTACGATGCTGCCGAAGGATTGCTGACAGCAACCATTCTACTTGTGGCTGAATTCTGTCCTGCTGAAAAGCGGCATATCGTGTCGGTATTCAAAATCATTCAAGAGTTATTGGCGCCGCCGGATCAAAAACAAGGATAGCAGAACAGAACCAAGCAAAAAAATCAATTTCAACAGGTTATGGACATGCTCCCCGATGAG